CACAGCCAGCCGCCGGCTTCCAGCGGCTCCACCGCTTTGCACATCCGGCACCCGGCCGTCAGTCTGCTCAGGCCGTCCATGCCGTGGTGGCAGGTCTCCAGGTAGTCGCACCACTTGCAGCGCCAGAAGCTGGGGTCGTTGGAGATTCGCTCGGGCGCCTCGCGGGAGAGCGTCACGGCCTTGGCGCGCTGGATGAACGCCTCAGCGTGCGCCCGGTCATACTCTGTCCGGCAACTGACGGTTTCGCGCCCACCCGGCGAGCTGCACGTCAGGTAGTGCCGGGTCAGGTCGAAGTAGTGCATGTAGACCTGCGCCTGGGCGTAGTAGAGGTCGTCCCACTGTGCCAGCGCGCCCTTCTCGCCATGCTCGGCCTTGGCTTTCTCAAGGGCGCGCAGCTTTTTTTCGCCGACCTGCTTGTGCTCCCAGACATGCACCGTTTTCGGCGCCTGGTGCAGGCCGCGGATGAAGCCATCGGCGTGGCCGCGCAGGTGAGCGTCACGGAAGCCGAACTGGTTTCCTGCGGCATCTTCGGTCCACAGCTCGATGCCTTCGACCAGCCGCAGCCGCTCGGCCTGCAGGTCTTCGCCTCGATGACCGTCCTCGAAGCGCTTCAGGGTGGCTGCATCGAATGCCTTGCGTGGCGCCCAGCGAAACTGATACCAGAGCTTGCGTGGGCACGGATCGCCCAGAATAGACGCGCCCAGGTAGGGGCGGAGGCGGGTGTCCTGACGCAGCTCGAGCTCGGTGTCGATTGCCGCAAGAGTCGGGTCGGTCGGTTGGGGTAGTGCTGCCATGGTCGGTATGTCCTTTATGAAAAAAAGCCCGTTCCGAGGGGCGGGTGGGCCAGGCCCGCGGAGTCTCCTACCCCCAGTTGGGCCGATTGACCTCCGGCACGTTCGCCGCGGCGACAGGCTCGGGGGCCGGACCGTCAGGCTGCTCGCCGATCTTGAAATACTTCTTGACCTCGTTGCTGGGGTCGTAGCCGTCGGACTGCTTGACCACCACGCGCGCCATGAGCGGCTTGCCATGGAGCTCGGAGCTGTCCTGCGGGGTAAGCTTCCCGACCGCGTGACAGATTTGCGAGAGCGCCCGGTTGGCGATGTCGACCGCCGTCTGGTTCTGGTTCCACAGGTTGAGCCGGTCCCAGATCTTCCGGCCCTTGTAGTGGCCGCTGACGACCTCGAGGGTCAGCTGGAGGTACTCGCCGGTGCCGGCTTTCGTCTGCTTGTTCTCGCTGTCGATGATGACGACCTCGTAGTCGCCGTTGGGAACCGGGTCGAAATCCGATTCCGGTGATACTTCTGCTGCGTTGAATCCGCTCAGGGTAGCCATTAGGCCGCACGAACGCCACAATGTCCACGTCATCGGTGTAATGGGTGACAGACCGCTTGTTCATGCGCAGCGTGTAGCGCGTGTAAGGGTCCGCGTCCGGGAGCTCGACGATCTCGGTGTCGGCGTGGGCGATGAACACCACGTTCATACCGCGCTCGGCCACCAGTCGGTCAGCCAGCGCCTTGATCTGTCGGTGGCGCTCCGCCGCGGCAGCCAGCCCGGCGCCGTAGCCGCCGTTCGCCTGGTTGATGCTGGCCGGCCGCTTCGGGTCGCCGGCCACGATCTCCTGCTCGATCATGATGTTGAGCTTCGTCACGCTGTCGAGCACGACCGTTTGGAACTGGTGGTCGGCGTCAGCGCCCAGCATGTTCATCTGGTCGATCACATCCTGAGAGGCGCGGGCCAGGTCGAACGCCATGGGGGCATCGGCACCCAGCGACTCCATGCCGTCCTCGGTGCGAATGAAGACCGGCGCGGGGAAGGCGGCCGCAAGGCTGGTCTTGCCGACACCGCCCTCGCCGACGATGGTGCAGGCCACGCTACGGTGGCCGGGCTTGGATACTGGCAGGTTCATGCTGCTTCTCCTCTGTCGACACCGAAGGCCTCGGCGGCCTGGCGGTGAGTGGCACTCATGGTCAGGGCGCGGCGCAGGGCGTCGATCAGGTCTTCGACCTCGTCGCGTGCGCCGTCGTCATCCAGGTACCCGAGGCAGATTTCATTGCTACCCGCGGCGTCCCGGATGAATCCCTCTTTCGTGTAGTCGTCGAGCTCCACGCGGAGATCGCCGACGGAGAACAGGATGGTGGTGGTGATCACGCTGCATCCCCCTTCGGCAGGTCGGCGACCTTTACCGATACCTTGCCGGGCTTGCTGGTGACGGCCCGTGCGACCAGGCGGAAGTGCTGCGGCTGGTGGCGCTCGAGTTCCTTGAACAGCTTCACGTTCAGGCTCGGCTTCCAGTCGAAGATCGCCGCAGCGATGTCGGCCGGCAGCTCGCTGGCCACGATGCGGGCCTGCTCGCGATTGACGCTGCGCGTGACCGGCTGCGTGGTCGTGACCTTGTAGCCGTCACACTCGACGCTGAACGAGCCCTCGTCCTTGGCGCCGACGGCGGCCACGATGGCCTGCTCGGCTTCCAGCACCTTGCGTCGGGCCTCCTCGGCCTCGGCCTTCGCCGCCAGCAGCGTGGCCGCCAGCGCATCGAGATCGGGCGCGTTGGGCGCCGGGTGAAGCGGGGTCGGTTGGTTGCTCATTTTGTCTGCTCCTCATGCCCGGTTCGGTGGGTTGGTGGGTGGGCATGAACCAAAGATAGTTCAGCGCTTGCGGCACTGTCAACCCAAATATGGGTTGGTCTGGTGAAAAAAAATCCCGCGGCGCGGGAGGGAGGGGTGCTATGCGTCTAGCTGTGGTGCCACCAGATGCGGATCCGCGTGACGACGAACCACACAAAGCCGGCCGCCATAAGAATGCTGCCGGTGGGAAAGGTGTCGTGCCCGAGATCGTAGGCGGCGTAGACCATGACGAAGCCGACGAGGATCATGACGGTGCTGATCAGGGTCTGCAACTTCAGGCGCTTCGAGGTGGCCTGGGTGGTCGTTAGGTGGGCGACACCGCTACCTATACTTTCGCCGTCAGCAGCGATAGGCGCGCCACAGCCAGGGCAGCTCGCCGCCCTGCTGGACACTGACTTACCGCACTCAGCGCATTCAATCATGGCCATAGGTGGCTTCTCGCTCAGCGACCATCCCAATATGTGCCCTACCCGATACGCTCGATTTCAGGTAGTTGCTGAACAGCTTAGAAATGGTTTCGCTTTCGTGCAAATCGCGGGGCAGTCCGCGCAGCAGCAGGTGCCAGCCCTCGAGGCCGTAGACCTGGGCAATTGCGTCAGCCTTTTCGATCGAAATTGCATGGCGCCCGGAGAGGATGTTGCTGATCGTGCTCTGTTTCCAGCCCAGCTTTTTCGCAAGGGCGTGCTGGCTGTCACCGGCGATGCTCATCAGCATCTGGATGTTGTCGATGACGACCTGGCGCGTGTCTCGCTTCATGCCGAATATGGTATTACCCCTGCTGAACCAATAGTGGTTTGACACCTCTGTGATTTTGTCCATATACTCTGAACCATACGTGGTTCGATGAGATGGCGTCATGTCCTATACCCCCGTTCTTCTTCCGACTGTCCGCAAGCTGCTGGACGACCGTCGCGGCTCCTGGCCGGAGATTCAGCGCGAGACCGGCATCCCCTACCGCACGATCCAGAACATCGCTCAGGGCAAGGTCGAGAGCCCGGCCGTGGGCACTGTGGAGCGACTGCACCACTACCTGACCCAAGAGGCCGGCAACACCGCCGCCTAAACCGCGCCACTGTGCGCGGTTTTTTTATCGCCCAATTTCTACTGGAAAGACCAGACAAGAGCCGGCAACAAGAGGCAACAGAAAATGCAACAGATCACGATTCGATTTGATGCCGGGCTGGTCGAGAGTTCTCCGACCCTGAAAGAGCTGGTCGCCGCGCGCGTGCACCAGCAGGGCAGGCCACAGAAGGCTGTGGCAGCCGACCTGGACCTATCTCCGAGCGACCTATCGCGGAAGCTCGCCGGCGGCGATGGCGACACCCACCGCAACTTCGACATCAACTTGCTCGTTCGCTTCATCGAGGAGACAGGCGACAAAACACCTATCGACTGGCTGGTCGAGAAGTTCTACCACGCCGATGAGCTCGAGCAGCTGCGGGCGAAGGTGGCGGAGCTCGAGGCGAAGGGGGCGGCATGAAGGCGATAGAAACCAGGTACAAAGGCTACCGCTTCCGGTCGCGGCTTGAGGCTCGGTGGGCAGTTTTTTTCGATGCGCTAGGGCTGCAATGGGAGTACGAGCCGGAGGGGTATGACCTGGGGGATGCTGGGTGGTACTTGCCGGATTTTTGGCTGCCTGACGTTGCCAGCAGAACCACAAAAAAAGAGCGCGCCGGTATATGGGTTGAGATTAAAGGCCGCTCTGCGTCAGAGCAAGAAAAGAAAAAGTGTGCCGCCCTGAGCGCCCAATCCGGCAGAACTGTCATTTTGCTTTCTGGCGCCGTTGGCAATGAGCCGTGCCCAGAAAGCAGGCAGGAATTCGATCCGCACGGCTGGGATAGCTGCATGTTGATTTGTAAATGCTGTGTCTGCCAAAGGGTTAAATTTGAATACTGCGAAGGCAATTACATGGTATGCGAATCTTGCGGCGGATCTTGCCATGACAGGCACCCAGATATTGATTCGGCTATTCTAGCCGCCCGCTCCGCCCGCTTTGAGCACGGTGAATGCCCGGCATGACCGGCAACCTCCGCGGCTTCGACGCCCGCCGGTATCCGCCGGACAGCCACGCACTGGCGATCCCGCCGGAGCACGCTTTCGCCGACGAGCTCCAGGCTGCCGGCTATCAACTCGACGGACCCATCCAGCCCCAGGCCATCCAGCGCCTGCGCATGGCCGACAAACCCCGCGGGCAGCGCACGGGCTGGTACTGGTTTTCTGGCGTCGATACCCAGACCGGTATCGCCGTGGGCGTCTATGGCGACTGGCGCCGGGAAGATGAGCGGCACTACTGGTGCAACAAATCCGAGCGCGAGCTTTCTCCTCAGGAGCGCGTCGCCTATGACCGTCACGCGCAGCAGATGCGCGAACAGGCCGAGCGGGAAAGAGAGGCCAATCGCGCCAGGGTGGCCGAAGAGGCGCAAACCCTGATCGACGGACTGCCGTTGGCTTCTCGACACGACTACCTCACCCGCAAGCAGGTGCGCGCCTACGGTCTTTACCAGGACGGCGACGCCCTGGTCATGCCGCTGCGCGACGTGGCCGGCAAGATCCATAGCGTGCAGCGTATCTGGCCGAACGGCGACAAGCGCTTCCTGGCCGGCGGGCGCACCAGGGGATGCTTTCACCTGATCGGGTCCGCGCTCACCGAGCCGACCTACCTGGTCGAGGGGTACGCCACGGGCGCCACGGTGCACCAGATCACCGGCAAAGCCGTGGTAGTGGCCATGAACGCCGGCAACCTGAAGCACGTGCTGCAGGCGCTGAGAGAGGCCGGCAACCAGCACCAAGTCATCATCGCCGCGGACAACGACCGGCATACCGAGGGCAACCCGGGTATCAAGGCGGCGGAAGAGGCGGCCGCCGGTTTTGTGGGGGTCAGCGTGGCCGCTCCCGCCTTTCAGGGCACCGAGGGCACGGACTTCAACGACCTGGCGGTGGCGGAGGGTGAGGCGGCTGTGCGCGCGGCGCTGACCGGACAGCAAGAATCCGGGCCGCGGATTCAGCTCACCCGCGTCACCGACCTCGACATGTTCAAACCACTCGATTACCTGATCGACGATTTCTTGGTGCAGGGCACCACGTCGCTGATCTGGGGGCCGCCCGGGTGCGGCAAGTCTTTCGTCGCCATCGACATGGGGCTGCACATCGCCACCGGTGAGTCATGGCATGGCCACGAGGTCAGCCAGGGCCCTGTCATCTACATCTGCGGCGAAGGCTTCAACGGGATCCCTATTCGCGTCGCGGCCTGGCAGAAGGCCCACGGTCATACCGGTTCCATCGAGTTCTACATGACTCAGCAGGCGGTGCCGATTGCCGCCCCGGGCGCGGTCGACGAGCTGCTGGCCAGCATTCGGGCTATTCACTCTGCGCCGGCCATGGTCCAGATAGACACGCTCAACCGGAACTTTGGGGCCGGCTCGGAAAACGAGCAGGAGGACATGGACCTGTATCTGAACGCCTCGCACAAAATCTGCGAAGAGCTCGGCTGCAACGTCATGACCGTTCACCACGCTGGCAAGAACACGGAACACGGCCCTCGAGGCAGCACCACGCTGCCAGGCGCCGTCTACACGAACATGGAAATGAAGCGGGACGGGGAGAACTACACGCTCATCACCCACAAGCAAAAAGATGGCCCCGAGGCGCGCCCGGTGCGGATGTCGATGCTGCCGCAGTCCATGCGCTCCGTCGGCTTTGCCGACAACCGCATCTCCGAGCTCTTTTCGTGGGCCGAAGAGGAGGGAATCCTGGCCCCGAAAACGGACAAAAATCGAGCGATTTTCGTGTTCCAGGAGCCGCGCTAAAAATGAAAACTTCCGGTTTAGCCGAAAAATGCAATGAAAACATGATGATGCACGAACAATGCAGAATTATTCTAGGTGACAAAAATTGTCAAACCGGAAATTTCCGGTTTCGCGCAGTCTTGAAAAATCCAATTAATTCATGTGCTTACATAAAAACTTCCGGTTTAGAAAAGTTCCGTTTTACGAAACCGGAAAAAAACTTCCGGTTTCCGGTCCCCCTTATAGGGGACCGGAAAACAGGAAGTGCGAAACCGGAAGTTCTCGGAGCGCAGTCATGACCCACCCCCTCACCCCCGGCGTCTCCGAGGAGCAGGACCAGGTCCTCCTGGTCAACTGGATTCGTCGGCACTACCCCGAGATGGCCGACACGATGCACCACTCGCCCAACGGTGGCTATCGGCACAAGCGTACCGCGGGGCGCATGAAGCTCATGGGGACCAGCCCCGGGTTTCCCGACCTGGTGTTCTTCCACCCGACCCGGAACCACCACGGACTGGCCATCGAGCTCAAGACGGCGACCGGCCGCGCCACCAGCTCCCAGCTCGAATGGCTGGACCGGTTGGCTGCCGCGGGATTCGCCACCGTGCTCTGCCAGGGGCTCGAGGCGGCGCAAGCGGCCGTGACGGCGTATGTCGAAAACGAATGAATGCCCGCTGGTACCGGGCGAGGAGGCAGGGGTGAAGACGACATATGACGCCTGGGCGGTCCAGGTGCTGCGGGATGGGGAGTGGCGATTCTGCGGGAGGTATTACTTCCCGCCGCATGGTAGCGCCAAGCCGAGCCTAGAGGGGCACAGGCTATCTGCTTTTGAGACGCGCAAGGCGGCGCGAGATGCGGCGCGGGTGGGATGTGCAGGCAAAACCCGCGTCCGCAAAGTCCGCGTGACGGTAGAGGAGGTGTGAGATGAGCGAATGGCAACCGATTGAGACAGCGCCGACAGACGGTACTGCTTTCCTGACCTACACGCCTATGCCTGACGACTCCGTTTTCTCGGTGGACGTAGCGTACTGGGATGAGGAGTCAGGTGACCTCATGAAGTTCGGCTGCGGCTTCATGTACGTGACGCACTGGATGCCGATACCGGAGCCGCCGCAATGAACCGCCGCCACACAGACAGACCCGGCGCACTCACCGACTACGCCTTTTGGGCTATGGCCCTCGCCTACGTCGCCACCATCGCGC